CTTTCATATTAATAGCAACTGAAATTTTAAGAAAACTTGGCTTAGATTTAAATACATGGAGTTGTATAGATGTTTTTGAAAGGTCAATGACATCTGGTGGAAGCACAAGAGATTCTGACCCTTTAGCGACATCTTACGTAAATGTAAAGACATACATAAATGATTCTAAAAGAGAGGATATACCTTACTGGAGAGATATTGGAGAGGTTTTTAATTGTAGAGAAGTTTTAGAAAATCTTTGCTACCTCTTTGGGGCAAAAGTTTATCAATCAAAAGGCTCGTGGAGAATAAAAAGAGTAAATTCTGATGTTGATTATGGCACTGGAGCTACTCAGAGATACTGGCACAAATACAATACTTTATCGGTTTATTTGGGAAGGGAGATAATAAACGACGACAAAACGGTCCTATGTAATACGATGATAGGAAACGACCATGTAATGCGAATGGATGAGGTTTACAAGGCGTTTAGAATGAATTATGAATATACATTTGTTAGAGAGGGAGATTCATTTGTAAACCAAATAAAAAACGGTTCTTTCAGTGATTTCACAAACGATACTAGGTTGGCAGCACCTGATTACTGGATTAGATGGAGAATTGGGAACAAATGGCATCCAAGGTTACAAGGGGTTGTGATAGACCCAGAGGATGCTTTTGGTAATACCACAGGGGTAGAAATGGGCACTCAAAAAACAGGTATTCCAGATAATGAAACAGACCCGAACGCTGCAATTTGGGCTGCCCTTGAATACAACGAGCAAATAGAGGTTTTTAGAGGAGATAAATACGAGTTAAATCTATGGCAAAAATTAAGGAGATTTAGCGGAGACGTTTCCTATATGGGTGTTTTAACCATTGCTATAAAAGAGCATGCAAAAGAAATTGATGGACAATTAGTTGATGAGCAAAAATACCATTATCTGACAAATGATTCGTTGTTTCCTTACTTAGTAAAACAAGAGGGAACAAAAGAAAAAACTATTTGGACAGAAGAGGAGAGACATTTATTTTTAACATCTTCCACTCCTGTATCTCCAAATGTTTATCAGTGGGAGTACTGCGATTTTGAAACTATTGAAATCCCTGTAAACGGAACTTTGGTTTTTAGAATACATGGGTTGTCGGCAAATAGGGGAAGAATAAGTGATAATTATCCAGGTTTTAAGGCAGAGGTAGGATTGCCATATATAAGAAGCTTAATGCCTACAGTTTCAAGAGATTGGATAGATGAGGGAGGTGATGTTCCGAGATACCAAATTACAGGAATATTTTTTGGAACAATACCAGCTACAAGTGAGTTGCCTCAGCAACAAGATTTTATATACGAAAACAACACAGGAACTTATTCATTAGAGCCTGACCCAATAAAAGTATATAATGGTGATGTACAGGATATAAAACACATATCAAATATAATTGTACCGTCAAATGTAACAAACGAAAAAAACTTTTGGGATACAATAGATGATAAGTATGGAGGTAGTTCATTAGGGCTAAACACAGTAAGGTCAATAATGAATCAATACTTTGAGCCTAAAAGAATAATCGAAGGAACTATAAAGTTGCCTGAAATAAGTTTTGATAGCCGTTTTGAATTTGAGTTTTTGCCTAGCATTAAGTTTATAATCCAAAGAGGTTCTTTTAATAGAAAGAAGGGATATTTTCAAGACGCTATGTTTGTTCAGATAACAGAAAATGAATTGCCAACAGGAGGCACAGAAGGAGGTAACAATGTAGACCCTGACTATCAAGATACAGGAAGATTTAGATGTGAAAAAGATGGGAGTAACTTAAACACTGGCTTTGTAGAGTACGAACAAATTGATGTAAACCCAAATAGTGAAACTTACCAACAAGTAGTTTGGGATTCCAGAAATGTTGATACAACTCTTTGTCCTTTAGGTCAGCCAAATAAATATTATTGGGGAGCTGATGATGTTAGCTATGAAATTGCTAACTTTGAATCAGTTGGTTATGAAGAAAACACGCCAAGTGAAATAGAAGTTGATTTTAATAATGATGGAGGGCTATATCTGTATTTCTTACACTTATCTAGTGAAGGTTTAGTAGAAGGTGTAGAAGCTATTTTACAGCCAGAAATAATAAGTGATTGGCAATATTTAGCAGATACAACAATAGATGGTTTTACATATAGAGTTTTAAGGATGAATTATGAAACAGCAGATTTCACAGGATTAAGTATAATATTTAAATTTACATAAATGCCACAGTCGATAGTTAGTCAGTTTAAAAGAGAGTATGCGTTACCAATAGAGCTTTATAGACAAGTAGGTACTATTGCAGAACGAGATGCGATACCAACAAATAGAAGATGGGAAGGGCTTCAATGTTATGTTTTATCAGAGGCAACGACCTACGAGCTAAAAGGAGGAATCGATAACACTTACTGGTCTGTATATGGAGGAACAGATACTTTAGCTACACATTACAGGGGTGAATATGATGCAAACACAGGGCTACCAGCTATAAGTGATGGTACAGGAGTGATAGGAGACGAATATATAATAGTAGGCGCAGCGTCGCCAACTAATGTGGATTTTGGAAGCGGAGATATACTAGTTCAAAATGGAGATATAATCCTTTATAATGGTTCAGAGTACTTTTTAAAAGTAAATAACAATCAAACTCCTGACTTAAGTGATTACGTAGATAGGGGTGGTTTTTTAGGAACTGGACAAGACTTACAAGATCAAATAGATGCTTTAGATCAAGCTGTTATATTGAAAGGGAGTTGGGACGCTAGTTCTGGATCATTTCCAGGAGGGGGTGTTGCACAAGCGGGATGGAAATATATAGTAACTGTTTCTGGAACTGTAGACTCTATAGACTTCCAAGTAGGTGATAGCATTATAGCAATTACAGATAATGCAAGTACAACAACTTATTCAGGAAACTGGATAAAGATTGACAATACAGAAGCAAATCAGAATTTGCAATCCGTTACAGATTTAGGCGCAACCACAACAAACGCCATAAGTGTTTTACGTTTAACATCAACTCAAACAACTGGAACAGCTCCTTTTACAGTTGCAAGCACAACATTAGTAACCAACTTAAACGCTGATTTATTAGATGGAATTGATGGATCAACTTATGCAAGAAAAGATCAAAACAATAACTTTACAGCCGACCAAAACATAACAGGTAACTTAATAGCGACAGAAGATATAACAGCTGGCGTAAACGCAACTGTAACAAATATATTGAATGTTGGCGTGAGAATGAGATGTGCTAACGATACAAATACTTATGTAGGATTCCCTTCTGCAGATAACTTACAAATAGTAGCAGGCGGGATTCAAAGAGGTGTTTTTAACTCTGGTGGATTGCAAGTTAATGGAACGGCTTCAGGCGCACCTCCTGTTAATGGAGATGATTTTGTAACTTTAGGATATGCAGAGAGTAATTTTGTTAATTCTTCAGAAGGATCATTTACAGCTTCTTTGTCTTCAAGCGTAGGCGGGGCAGTTTATACGATAGGAACTAATAATTGCTATTATATAAAAAGAGGCGCTTCGGTTCAAATATGGATAGCATTAGAAAACATAAGTAACACGGGGTCTCCTAGTGGCACATTCAGAATTAATGGACTTCCTTTTACTTGTGATAAAGATGCTGTTTTTTCTGGATTGATAACAGGGGGGGCGTCTTCTTCTTCTGATGTAGATTTTTTAGCGTCTAATGCCGGAGATACATTTATAAATACAAGGTCGGCGGGGACTGTGGCTTCGTTTAATCCTGGAACTTTTCCTGTTTCTGGATCTATAAGAATAAGTGGAACATATTATACAGACGAATAAAATGGCAATACGAGGAAACAAAAAAGGATTAGAATTTTACTTTAAAATAGTAGAGTTAAGACTTATAGAAAAAGTAAAGGTTTCAGTTAAAACTACTGATTGCCTTTATCAAGCAGCTTTATTTAAATATAAGGCAGCATCAGACGAAAATGATTCAAATGCTTTGTTAAAAATAGATTTTCAAAGGTTTGAATTAGGGCAACGGAACAACTTTCAACAACAGGCGTACGCTCATTTAAGAGATTATTTAGCGGATGACTTTATTGAAGATGTTTTAGATAACGGACAACAATTAAAAATTAATAACAAATAAATTATATATTATGAAAGGTTGGAAAACAATTTTATTAGCAGTAGCAGTTTCTGTTATTGGATCATTAGAGGCTTTCAATTGGGCTGATGTAATTCCAGATAACATAGAGCCGTTTGTTATACCTGTAATAGGTGTTTTATTCGGTTATTTAAGAACAATAACCAATACGCCAGTAGGTAAAAAAGACATCGGCGGAGGTGGAATAAAAAACCCTCCAAACAATTAAAAAATGAAAAGGCTAATAACATATGTAGTCAACCTAATAACACATATAGTCAATTTTTTGCCTATAGCAATGCTATTAGCCTTTTTAGCTTATAATTTATCAAATCAATTATATGGTTTTGAGTTTAATTATGTGATCGCGGGCAACTTATTAGGGTGCTCGATTTTTACAAATATCGTTTTTATAGAACGTTTTTGGATAAAAGAAATAAATGTAGTTAATGGAGTTGCTAGTTTAGGCTTGCTGGTTACGAACATTCTATGTTTAGTTTATTATAAAAGTGATGGTTATTATTCTTTTTTATATGATTTATTATTAGTGGTTATCGTTATAATAGTAAAGATTATAATGTTTATTAAAAAATGCAATGAAATTAATAATTGAAACATTAAAAGAGTTTATTAACTTATCACCAAGTAAAAAAGTTAATGTTTTGTTCGTGCTTATTACAACAGGGATAGGCTACCTGTACTATCAGGAAAAATCAGAACATTTAGCTACAAAAGAAAAATATGAATTAGAAAAAAAAGCCTATGTTTCCCGACTTCTTGTACTTAATAGCAAAATTGATAATTGTATCGCTGGACGCATTAGTGATATGGTTGACTGTGAAGAAAAAATTAAAGCCAATAATGACTTGCGTATCTCAGAACTTAAAGAGCATAAAGAATTTATTAAAATGTATAAGAGAGACACTGAAGAACTCTATAAAAAAATAAACACAAAATGAAAACAGTAGGATTTGCATTAATATTTTTATTAGGGTGTATATTCATCCCTGACATAAAAGAAATGATAAAGGAAAAGCCAAAGGTAAAAGAAATCGAACAGGTAGAATTTCAAAAACTGGATTTAGATAGCCTCTTTGTAAATGATGAAATAGAAGAGCTTAAAAATGAAATAGATTCAGGAGAAGTTTTTATACAAAAAAACATTAATTGGTCTAAAAACGTAATACCAAATGCAAATTAAAAATTATGAAACTATCAGAGAAACAACAGATTTTCACTTTTAACGTGTCTTTACTAATTCAGTATGCTTATGGACTAGGTATTAAACTGACATTTGGAGAAGCACACAGAACAAATTCACAAGTGTTATTGAATTACTTTGGTTATAAAGTTATAAAAGAAGGTGGAGCTATAAAGTTAAAAAAGTCAAGAAAATTAAGTAGTACCTTAAAAAGCAAGCATCCGGATAGGTTGGCTATTGATTTTAATTTTTTTATTGATGGTGAGCTTGCTTACGATAAAGAAAAGCTAAAATGTTTAGGTGAATATTGGGAACGTTTAGATGAAAGAAATTCATGGGGTGGTAATTGGAAAAGATTTTCGGACACTCCTCATTTTGAAATGAAATGAAGTACGTAAAAGTCATATTATCCGTTTTAACGGGAGCTTTTTTAGTTTGGGTGTTTACGATATATAAATCAAACGAAAACAACAAGAGCGTTGCTAAATCACAATCTGAAAACGTAAGACAGTTAATACTAGAAAAAGAATTGCTTCAAAAGAAATTACAGCTTAACAACTCACAGTTTGAGGAGTATTTAAAAGTAAATAAAGATTTAAACGAAAAAGTATCTAAGCTAGGAATAAAGCTAAAAAGAATAGAGAGTTTGACATCTGCAAGATTTAAATATAAAGACACGATAATAAATAGGATTGATCTTACCTCTGTATTAGATAGTGTGGAATTAAACAAATACGCAAAGCTAAATTTTGTAGACACTTTAACTCCTGTAAAAATAAAAGGATTTGTCGAGCATAATAACGGAAAATTATCAGTAAACATAACTGAAAGAAGTGTAAACGCTAACTTAACCTATGTTCGTTATTGGTATCGAAAATGGTTTTTAGGAAGAAAGCATTATACCTCAGAAACTATTTCAGAGTTTGGAGATTTCAATATAACTTATATTGAAAAGAAAAAGTGATTAGCGGTTTTTCAGTTAACTTTATTTAGGTGTTACCTACAATAAAAATTACTTGCCAAGTACTTCATTGATGGTATTGTTGCTAAATTCAATTTTCTGCAAGGCGGTTTTAAGTTTGTGCAATTCTGCAAGGGCTTGTGTATTACTTTCGTTTACTGCATTTATAGCACAAGGCTCACATTGTCTAGCGTATTTATCGCCCATAAAATTCTGTTCACAATTAGCACATTTGCTTATATAGTATCCAGGAGCAAAACCGCCAATCGGGTATTTAATTTTCGTAATTTTTTCAGTAGGTAACAATGTATATAAGCCATTATCTTCCGTTTCTTTTTGCTGTTTTTTCTTTTTATCCATAATGTTTTATTCAGTTAACTTTTAAATTAAAAAGGATATATAGGTTTAGGATTATATTCTTTTAGATTACACAAATCTTTTATCAAACCTTTTTTGAATTTATCAAGTCTTTTTTGAGCAGTCTTTAAATTTAATGCTTCAAAATGGGTGTTGCTAGTATTGACTTTAGCTTCTGTATTCAAATTAAATTCAGCCTGTAATTTTCCGTTTTTAAAAACCATATTAATTTCATCATTTTTGGATTCTTCAACTAAGTTTAGTTCGCCTTTTAAATGACTGTAACTGAATAGTTTTAAACTTCGGTTTCTCATAAAAGTTCCTACAAGTTTATACTCTTGTTTTTCATTTTCAACTTTCTCAATTTCGTAACCTTTAATTGGTTCTTTTTGTTTTCGTAGTTCGTTAACTCTTCTAATGTCTGTACTTCTATTCTGTAAGTACTGAAATCTTTTATTAACTTTTGTATTTCTTTTTTATCCATTTTTATTTATATTTAGTTACTTTTAAAAGTGTTTATCACACCATTTCCAATTTTCCTTGCGAAATTGTTCAATAGGTATTACTACCACTGTACAACCCGCTGCAATATATTCACCATACTCACGTTTTTCTTTCAGTGTTGGTTTATCATTAGGTTCTCCTGCTAATTTGTACTTATTCCCTTCGCAAGGGCATTTGAATATTCTAACTGGTTGTTCCATTTTGTTTAGTTAAGTCTATTTGGGTGTTAGCCACCATTTCTAAAAACTATGTGGCTTATTAAAAAACCATTGCGTTTAGGAAAGTATCGTAGGTTTCTTTCCCCCGCTTTTGCTCCTTTGGTAATGAATATTTCAGAAGTTCTTTCGTAGCTAAATTCTTCATTATGGTTCTCGTCTAATAATTCTTCAAAGGCTACCCTCAAAGCATCTACGTGCGTCCAATGATTTGTTCTGCTTCTAATGAAATCTTCAATAGAAATGTACCTATTCTGCTTTGCCGCGGCTCGAAGTTCGGGCAATAAACGGTGGCTAACATCCGCTATACGTAATTGCTGTTCGTACTTGCGGACGGTTTCTTTTGCTTCTAAGTATTGTTCCTTTGTTATAGTCATTTTCTCATTTTTTACTCTTCTTATAAATAAACTTTATATCCTTTATTTCAATACCTAAATGCTTACACACATGCAACATTTTAGTATGAGAGAGCCTATAAGCTGTTTTACTACCTTCGCTTAAACTCTTTATATTAAAGTATGTTTGGCGACTTATAACGTATCGCCTTTCTTTTAAATCATCGACCCTTAGCCCTTCCTTAGCCATATCGATATCTATAGTATCTTTTAGAATACAATAAAATTCCTGTTCTTTTGCTTCCATGAAAACAAAGGTACAAAAAAATATACAAATAAAAAATACTATTTTATTTGGTAGTATAAATAATTTGTATTATATTTGTATATATAAAACTAAAACATCATGGCCTACTTACAGAAAAAAGGAAAGAAAACAAAGCTTATTCAAATAGCTCAAATGTTTAGAGATAAATTGGAAGCTGAAGGAAATCACGATTTTATTATTAATTTAATCGACGAAGAATTAAAATTAAACGGAGTAGTAATAATTTAATAGACATGGAAGAAGAAAAAGATTACCTATTATTAAAATGGGGAACGTTAAAAGGGTGGAAGTTAAAAAATAGCCCTAAAGCATTTGAAGCTTTAAAAGAATATAATGAAATTGGAATGTCAATGAGCGCACTTCTTAAAAAAGACACAAAAAGGCAAAAAGAGTTGATTTGCAAAATGATTGATAGTGTAAATGGTGAAGTTCAAAATGACTGGACTGGTGAAGTATACGAAAACAAGGAAGATGCCAAAAAATATATTCTTAATTATAGAAAATAATTTAACCATGAAAACACTACATGAATTAATAGTATTAAGTAAAAAATTAGAGGAAATTAGAAAACGATTTAACTCTTTTAGGGTTGGTAAATAAATTAACAATGGAAACAACGATCAAGACAATATTAGAAATAATAACAATGGTTATGGCAATGACATCATGTTCAATGCTTATGTTAACCATATATGTTATATTAAGCAAATTAATAAAAGGAGATATAACTTTTAAAGAGATAGCTAAAGCTTGCGCAAATGCAATAAAAGTTAGTTAAAACACAAGATTCTTTAATTGCGAATAACGCTTACGTGTAACAATTGTTGCGTATAATTAAGAAATTAAAATAACAAATAATGAAACCACAAGACGAACAAATATTAAATCTAATTATTGATGAATTAGGGCTATTCTTTTCTCATTCGGCAGAAGAAGATATAAAGATGATTGCGGATAAGTACCATAAAAAGCAATTGTTGTTATACAATGTTATTAACTGGGTGGCATGTAAAGACATAAAACCAGTTGATGGTAAAGAATACCTTATAAGTGATGGTGAAGATGTTACAGAAGCTCAATGGTATGATGACAGTAAATGGGGTGGTGAACCTTATGACAGCTATACTCACTATGCTGAAAAACCTAAGCCACCTTGTTTATAACATCTGTATAAAGTTGACAAAGCGCATTTAATCTAATAAAACTAATATTTAAACCATTAAATAAAATGTAAAAAAGTTAGTTAAAGTTTTGTTATATCGAAATTAATAACTACATTTAACTATACGTAAAGTAAAAATATATGAAAATAATTGATGAATTAATCGAAAAGCTAAGAGTAGACGAATCTTCTCCAGATACAATAGGTTTTTCAATACCATACGATGAAATTTATTCATTAAGTTTTCATGGTAAAGATATAGACAACTGGAAACTTACTATAGATGAATGCGGTTATATGAAAGAAGGCATCTTTGAACGTGTTGCCCCAACAGCCGATCAAATTAAATTAATGCAAGAGATAATATATGAAGTGGGAACAGAAGCTGACGAAAATGAAGAGCATACATTATCAGATTTAAACGACTATTTAACAGAATTTATTGAAACTTATAAAAACAATTTAAATAAATAGAACTATTAAAAATTTACCAAAAAGATTTACGGATGCAGTTACAAAACTTTATAATGCTTTTCATAATGGAAAACTAAATGCAATGAATTGCAAAATGTGTGCCGTAGGAAATTTGTGCGACAATAAAAATTATTGGGAATGTGCTAGTCAAGATTTTTATACATGGAATTTTGATATTGGTTTCTATAAAACCAATGTTACAGAACATATAAAAAATGAAGCAAAGGAATTAATACATAAAACAGGCTACTCGGTTTCAGAACTAATAGACGTTGAACGCATATTTATACAAAATACAGGGAGACAAAAAACAAAAGAAGCTAATTTCAAAGGCTTAGAAGCAGTTGTTGAATACTTATGTGAATTAGACAACATACCTAATGTAATGGATTATTCAAGTTTATTTGAATACAACGAAAAAAACGAACCAGTAAAGGAGTTAACACTGTAAAAAAACAAACCAATGATAAAACTATTTAAAAAGCTAAAAAAATCAACAAAACGCTAAAGCAAATTGATAGCTATATAGAAAATGTAAAAACCTCACCTTTCTATAGTAAGTTTGGAAAGGAAGAAATGAAAGAAAGGGATTTAGATGAGCTAAAAGAGAATCGAAACCAAATATTAAATCATCGTTACAAAATATTAGAAAAAATAAAAATTTCTTCAGAAAAAGAATTAACAAAAATAAAAGAATGACAAAGCAAGAGATAGTAAAAAAAGCATGGTCTGAAATGTCAAAGGACGCTGTAAACAGATTTTATAAAGTTTTCGGTTATAGCAGGCAACGATTACACCAACTACTAAATGATTCAATAAAGGATGAAACTTCTTTAGATACATTATTGTTGGCTATGAAACAGGCTTCTAAAGACGCCTTAAAAGATGCAGAAGAAAAAAACAATAAAATTCAAGGGATATGAGTTTAGTAGAAAAAAGCGGTGTAAGACCTAGTTACGATGAATTTGAAAAAATGGCAACAGATATGTTTGATGCTTTCAAATTGATACACGAAAACGAAAAGCGTAAAACTAAAAACGCATGGAGGTTTTGTATATTTTTAGTGTTACTATTTATATCAATAGTTGGACTATTTATTTTAGAAATGAAAGGAATTAATTTAATTGATAGTATTAAACAAATATGGAACTAATGGAAGTATCAATACAAGAACAAAAAGAGAATGCAGTAAAATGGATTGAAGCATTATTACATGGTGAACATAAACAAGGAAAAAGCAAGCTAGGTAATAAAAAAATAGGGTTTTGCTGTTGGGGACTAGGTTGTTATATTGTAGATCTTCCATACAGAAGCTATGAAGGATGGAATGATTTTTTTTATAAACATGTAGGGTTTAATAGTCAATACGGCATAATATCTCCTAGTTTTTATAATGAAACCTCTCTCGCAAGAATCAACGACAATACAGATGCAGGATTTAAAAGAATAGGTAAATACTTAATAAAGCACGCTAAAACAAACTTCAATAAAGAAGTAGCAGAGCATATAACTAATTACTTTAGTTAAAAAACTTGGTTGTTTGTTAAAAGGGGGCGTTTGGTAAAAAAAGTGGTTAGCCCCCTACCACACTTAAAAACTTTAATCATGGACGAAATAGAAAAAAGTGTTAATAGAATGAACAAGATTGCAACAATAGGCATCTTTATAACTAGCTTAGTTATGATAAGCTTATCTATTTATTGTTTAATTAAATTATAGAACATGAAAAAATCAAGAAAAGAGTTTATTAAAGAGGCTCATAAACATGCTTGCGTCGAATGGAAATTAAAAATAGAAAGAGAATTCCCTAAATTATTTAATAAATTAAAGGTGGGTAATTGGTATAATCTAAATGATGCATTTGATTCATTGTTGGTTTGGAATAACGGATATGATGCTTATGGTTTTTTTAAGGGTGAGTATAATTGTATGTGGGGTTTTGGTAACCATGATGCTAAATATTCAACACCAGCAACAAAAGAAGAAGTTCAAGAAGCTTTAATAAAAGAAGCTAAAAGGAGAGGTTATAAGAATGGTGTTAAAACAAAAGCTTTTTCGTGTAAACCATATGATAATTCAGGACACTTTATTGAAGGAAATGATTATTTTTTTAGTTTTGAAAACAATACCCTATTAATAAACGGAACACCTATTTTTCATAAAGGTAAATGGGCAGAAATAGCAGAAACAATAACAAAAGAGGAGGCAGAAGAGACGCTAGGTATAAAAATTATTTAATTATGAGCATAAAAGAATTTGTATCAACACCTAAAGAGCACATATTAGAAGCTCGCGAAATGTCAAAGAAAATAAAAAGCAAATCTAATAAAGAGCAGATAGAAATGCTTAAAGAGATAAAAGAGCATTTGGTGAATCTTTATGAAGAAGATTTGAAACGAATAAAAGATATTTAAAAACTATGGAGCTCAAACACATAAAAAACATTGTAGAGAGTGAGTTTAATTTTAAAGACATTTCTGTAAGCTCAAAAAAAGGTTACTATCCTTCAGCAAGGTCAGTTTATTGTCAGTTATCTGCATTCTTTTTTGAAACAATGTCATTAGCCAAGATAGGTAATCCAATAAAAAGAGATCATGCAACGGTTATTCACAGCAATAATATGTTTGATGAATACATAAAGAACCCTATCGTAAAAAGAGCTTATGACAATAGTTATATTAGGTTTTATGAGCTTCTGAAAAAAAACGCAGCAATAGAATTAAACATTGATCACGACTCTAAAATAACTCATTTTTATTTTAAGAAGAAAATAGAAGAAATAAAAGAACATTATAACGAGAAAATAAATGATTTAATTTTAATCCATAATCTAGAAAACAAAAAATTAAAATCAAAAATACACTCGCTAAAGAATGGCTCTAGAATTAATGAAATGTTATCTGAATTAAGTATAGAGCAAGTAGTTGAAGTAGAAGAAAGAATGTCATTGATAATAAAAATGATTTTATCAAGAAAAACTCACGATAACACGCCAAAGTCAAGTTTTAATGTAAAAACATCACGTGAAATGATTGAACTTTAAACGGGAAACGACTACCCGATCATTAGTCGTAAATATAACACATTTAATTTATTATGGGATTAGAAGTAATCGAAAACAACGTGACCTATTTAACAGTAGTGCAAGGCACTTTATCACAGCAGGTCAAAGAAGGTACTCCCAAGTCAGAAAAAAGGGTTTACGAAAAAAAGGATGGTTCTACAGGCGAGAAATGGGAACTAAAGTACAAATCTGTTTCTGGAATTATAACAGGAATGAAAATTAAAGATTCTGATTTTGGAGAACAATTAATTATTGTTATTTCAGATGGTGAAGAAAAATTTCAGTTACAACTTCCGTTATCAAGTAATTACTTTACAGATTTTGGTAGAAAGCTACCAAATATTCACATTACTGATAAGGTAAATATTGCTCCTTATGATTTCACTCCAAAAGATGGGAAGAAAAAAACAGGTTTATCTATAACACAAGAAGGTATTAAAATAGAAAACTATTATTATGATGCCGATAAAAAAGAAAACTTGCATGGATTCCCAACACCTAAAGGAAAAGGTAAAGGCTTCGATTCTGATGATTGGAAAATGTATTTCATAGAAGTTAAAAAGTTTATGAAAAAGAAAGTACAAGAAGTTATTTCTACAATGGAAGTAAATCCAATTAATACAACTTCACAGACTGAAGTTAATGATGATGAAAAAGAAAAAGACGATTTACCTTTTTAATTTATTAACGCCCCCGAAAGGGGGTTTTTAAACCTAAAGATATGAAAATTTTTATACATAAAGATTTAAACAAAATAGATGTTTTAGATGAACGTTTTTATCAAGTTGGTGATGTTTATTTTCCTTCAGTAACTACCGTTCTTCAATGCTATCCTAAAGGTTATTGGTACGATGCTTGGTTAAAAGATGTTGGAAGGAATGCTGATAACATACGAAATGATGCAGCTGAAAAAGGAAGTAATGTTCATAATGCTATAGAATCAATACTACTTGGTAGAGAAGAAACATTTATAATAGATGGTAAACCTCAATATACCTTGGAAGAATGGCAGATGATATGTAGATTCATGGAATTTCATTCTAGATATATTCTAAAAGGAGAACAGGTATCAGCAGAAACACAATTGTTTTCAAAATCGTTACGTCTTGGAGGCACAACAGACCTTGTAGTAAAAATTAATGGTGAAACATGGATGATCGATTTTAAGACATCAAACGGTTTGTATAAAACAAATGAACTTCAATTAGCTATCTATAAAGAAATGTGGGATGAAAAAAACACTCCTAAAATTGATCGTTATGGTGTCCTTTGGTTAAATTCAGCTACACGTACTGAAAAAGAATTTCAGGGTGTTGGATGGCAGCTAAAGGAGTTTACTAAAGACCACGATCATAATATTCGTCTTTTTCATCATACCAGGGCATTATGGGATGAAGAAAATCCCAATTATAAACCAAAGAATTTGAGTTATCCTAACTCATTTAAGTTGTAAATGACAAAAACCACCTTAATAGGTGGTTTTTTTGTGCCATGACGGATGTGACGCATTCCACTTTGATACCTCACTATATTATAATAAAAAACGTGTTTTTTAAAAAACGTGTTTTTGAGGTGGAGGAACCAAAAAAATGTGTCAAAGCGTCGCGGAATCTCGTAACTACAGTAATAGCGTTCGTTTCAAGCGTTCCACATTTTGAAATAAAAATAATTTATTCTATTTTTATGCGTCATATTATATTTTTTATTATATTTGAACTATGCCAAAGACACAATACAATATTAATTTTATTATAAGCCTCAGCAGCTTCACTATCATGTAGTCTTTGGCAAGTTTCTATCGATATACTGTTGAGGCTTTGTTTTTATTATGGATATAAAAATAAGTGCTTTTAAGAAGATTACTGATGTGAACAATCCATATAATAGGGATGTGTTTAAATGCCTTCAAAGGATAAAAGAAGGTAATTCATCTAGTTCAATACTTGCATTAAGGCAAACGGGTGATAAATCAATAAAAGAAAATTTACCATGTTATACATTTTCAGGAGTTTTTTCTAATAGATCAAAAATAGGTCTAAAAAAACATAGTGGACTTATTACAATTGATTTTGATAAAATAGGAACTACAGAAGAGGTTATAATTTTTAAAGATTCTATTTGTGATGACCCTTATGTTTTTTCTGCATTTATTAGTCCTTCAGGGGATGGATTAAAAGTTATTGTTAAAATACCACCTATAGAAACTGATCATGAACTTTACTTTGAAGCACTTAGATTACATTTTGGAACTGAATATGTAGATGAAAGCGGAAAAGATGTAAGCCGTTTATGTTTTGAATCTTATGATCCTGATATTTATATTAATCCAAATTCACAAATATGGACTACTAAAGAAGAAAAAGAAGCTGAAAACATAGGTAATGATGTCAATGATATATCTATACCTTTAACTTCTGACCATGAAATAATAAAACGTTTACAAATATGGTTTGATAAAAAATATGGTGCTAATAAAGGTAGTAGAAATTCTAACCTTTTTAAATTTGCAATGGCATTGCATGACTTTGGAATATCACAAACAACAACAGAAAAACATTTATTACAATATACACAAAAAGATTTTAATGATACGGAAATAAAAAGACTTATAAAGTCAGCATACACAAGGAATCCTCAAAACTTTAAATCAAGGGCTTTTGAAGATAATGAAAAGAAAACAGAAATTGAAAAGAAAATTAGATCAGGTAAAAAAATATCTGCTATAAAAAAAGAAATTGATATTCCTAACCTTGAATCTATAGTTGAATCTATAAAAGAACATTTAGAAGTTAATGAATTTTGGTATTATGATGACAATAATAAAATAAAGTTAAGTCCTCATAAATATAAATTCTGGTTGGAACAAAACAACTTTTTAAAGTTTTTTCCAACAGATAGTCAAACATTTACTTTTATAAAAAAAGAACAAAATTTAATAGAAGAAACAAATGAAAAAAGAATTAAAGATTTTGTTTTAGAAACACTTCTAACTAAAGAAGATATAGGTTTTAAACCTTATGATTTTATGGCTAGTAATGTAGGTTATTTTAATGTTAATTACCTATCAATGCTTAAAAGTGAAGATGTAAAATTAAAAGAAGATACTAAAAATGAATGCTATTTATATTATCGGAATTGTGCTGTTAAAATAACAAGAGATAAAGTTGAAGAAATAGATTACTTAGACCTTGACGGTTTTGTATGGAAAAATCAAATAATAGATAGAGATTTTATTAAATTTGATCATCATAATTCAGAATTTAGAAAATTTATATGGCTTATATCTGGATCAGATGTAGGTAAATATGAAAGCTTTAAATCAATTATAGGCTACATGCTACACTCTTATAAAACATCATCAAAAAACAAAGCTATTATATTGAATGATGAAACAATAAGCGACAACCCTAATGGGGGTAGTGGAAAAGGTATTTTATGGAATGCACTTAGTAGAATGAAAAAAGTATCTATGATAGATGGAAAGACATTTGAATTTTCAAAATCTTTTCCTTATCAAACGGTTTCTACTGATTGCCAGATATTAGTATTTGATGACGTAAAGAAAAATTTCAGCTTTGAATCTTTATTTTCAGTTATAACTGAAGGTATAACACTAGAATATAAAGGTCAGGATGCTATAAAGATACCTGTAGAGAAATCTCCTAAAATATTAATTACAACTAATTACACTATTGGAGGGGTAGGCGGTTCTTTTGACAGAAGGAAAATAGAAGTTGAATTAAGCGATCACTTCAATAGTAAACATTCTCCTGAAGATGAATTTGGTCATATGCTTTTTGATGACTGGGAAGAAGATGAATGGAAAATGTTTGATAACTATATGATTAATTGCCTTCAAGGTTATTTAGACAAAGGTTTATTAACTCACGACTTTAATAATTTAGAAACAAGGAAATTCATAAAAACAACAAACATGGAGTTTTATGAATGGTCAAAAGATGGAAATATATTTCACAATACTAGATTATACAAAGGAAATTTATATTCTGAATTTATTACAGAATATCCAGATTACGGAAATGGAAAATATAAATTAAGTCAAAAAAGATTTAGAAGTTATTTAGAAGAGTATTCTAATTTTTATGGATTAAAATATTTAGAAGGAAAAGATCATTCTGGAAGATGGTGTGAATTTGAAGGAGTAAACAATAAAACTAAAGAGCAAGAAGATGATATAGCATTTTAATTATGAATTTAAGAAACTATCAAATACAATTAATTGAATCCCTTAGGGAAAGCATAATAAAAGGAAATAAAAAAATACTTGCAGTATTGCCTACAGGTGGTGGAAAAACTTTTACTTTTTCTTTTATGGTAAAATCAGCATTTGATAAAGGCAATTCAATTTTAATACTTACAGATAGGATTGAATTAATGACGCAAGCAGGAGGGGCATTAAAAGAAGTGGAATTAGAGCCTATAAGGGTAGAAGCTGGTAAAAAACCATATTTAGGTGGCAAGCTTTATACAGCAATGGTTGAAACATTGTACAGGAGGGTAAATAATCGTAAAGATTATAAATACTGGTTAGGAACAATAGATATGATTATAATTGATGAAGCTCATAAAAGAACATTCTCAAAGTTATTTCCTTATTTTTCTCCTTCAGCAAAGGTGTTTGGTTTTACAGCAACTCCTTCAAGGATTGGAAAGAAAGATCAATTAGCAGAAACTTATGATGATTTAGTAGTTGGCGTTGAAATTTCTTATTTAGTTGATAATGGTTTCCTTGCTAATCCAAAATATTACGGTGTTAAAGCTGATCTTTCAGGTGTTAGAATGAAGTCAGGAGATTATGACCAAATACAAGTTTCAAACCGTTTTTCAGAAGCTAAATTGTATAGAGGGGTTGTAGAAAATTGGAAAGAAAAAACACCAGATACTAAGACGCTTGTTTTTTCGTCATCAATTGAAAACAGTTTGGAATTACTAGAAGAGTTCGTTACTCACGGTTATGATGCAAAACATTTAGACGCTACGATGTCATCAGGAGACCGGAAGCGTATTTTACAATGGTTTCATAATACCCCTAAAGGTATTCTCCTTAACGTTGGTATATTAACTACAGGGTTTGATGAACCAAGTGTTGAAACTATAATACTATACAGAGCAACTAAGTCTTTACCTCTATACCTTCAAATGGTTGGTAGAGGAAGCCGTATTGCCCCTGGTAAATCAGAGTTTTCTATTTTAGACTTCGGAAATAATATACTTACTCATGGATTTTGGCATGAGGTTAGACCTTGGGATCTTACTCTCAAAGAAATGAAAGAAAAACCTAAAGGTGAAGAAGTATTAAAAAATTGCCTTAATTGTGAAGCTTTTATTCCTGTTCGTGCTCTTACATGCGCAATGTGTGGATATGTGGATGTAAAAGAAAAGAAAGAACAAGAATTTGCAGAACTTCAATTACTTAATCCTAGTGAATTGCGTACAAAAGCAGAAAGTAGAACAATAGAAGAGAAAGCAGAAATGGCAAAGGCTGGACTTATAAAACCATTTTGGGTAATGCACAATCTATCTACACTAGAAGATGTAGAGAAATTTGTTAAATTAATGGGTTACAACCCTTATTGGTTTGAATATAATCATCAACGTTTTTGGTGGTCATCTGATTATGTTACTAAAAGAGATAACGGAGAAATAAAAATAAAGATATGATTTCAGAAGATAGATTACAGCAAGAGTGTTTTACGTGGCATTGGAATAAAAAACCTAAAGAAAGAGGACTTCTTTTTATGGTTTATAATGGAGCAGTTAACCGCATTCAAGGAGCACAATTAAAAAGTAAAGGAATGGTAAAAGGTGTTTCTGATATGATATATTTACGACCTGGTGGAAATCCTTTGTTAATAGAATTAAAAACAGAAGTCGGTAGACAATCACAGGCTCAAATGGATTGGGAAAAAACAGTATTAAAAAACGGATATGAATATCATCTAGTTAGATCTTTAGAACAATTTATTACATTATGCAAATAACAGAAGTAAATAATCCTCATTTAATTTACACCGCTCCTAGTGGTAAAGAGTTTAGAACGATATGTATTGAGCAAATACCTGACAGTCAAAAATGGGTAAACCGTGTTTACAAAGCTTTATTTCGTGTTTTAATAAAATACAAAGAAGATGGAAATATGAAGTGGCTTTATTTTGATTACAATGATGAATTAATTAAAACAGAAAATTTTGGTATTCCAAAAAATAATGTTTAATTTAGTGGTCATATCCGGTAAGATATAAAGAAATTAATAAACACCCTCTTTTTTAGTCATCTTACCGGAGCTAATTAAGAGGGTTGTTTCTTTTATGGATTAACAGTTTCAAAACCTTTACCTTTTAATAAAACATAGAGATATACTTATGAAAAATATAGTACTTTTAGATTTATTTTCTGGTATAGGAGGTTTTGCTAAAGGCTTATCTGATGGAGGTTTTAAAATCAAAAAACATTATTACTCAGAAATAGATAAGCATGCAATAGCTAATTATAAATACAATTTTAAAAACGCACAATATGTCGGATCAGTTACAGATGTTCAAGGAGGAGAACTTGAACGCCCCAATATTATCACCTTTGGAAGCCCTTGTCAAGATTTTAGTTTGGCTGGAAAAAGAAAAGGGATGGAAGGACAAAGAAGTTCTCTTATCACCGAAGCAATCAGGCTTATTTCTGAATGCAGACCAGACGTATTTATCTGGGAAAATGTTAAAGGAACATTCAGCTCAAATGATGGCGCAGACTTTTGGTCAATTATCCAAGCCTTTACCAACATTGGGGGTTATAGACTTGAATGGCAATTGCTTAATACATCATGGTTTTTACCCCAAAATAGAGAGCGGATATACCTTATCGGACATCTTGCAGGAAAAAGTGAGCCAAAAGTATTTCCTTTCAGAGAAGATGATTTCATTTATAATAGACCCAGAGAGACAAAAGAAAAAATACACTCAAATAACAGAACAGCATTAACCCAACAAGCTCGTCAATTTAGTTCATGGAATGGTGATTTTATAAGCGTACAACCAGTATTAACCCCAGAAAGAAAAGAAAAAAAGCAAAACGGAAGAAGGTTTAAAGAAGCTGGTGAAGATTCATTTACACTAACAGGACAAGATAAGCATGGTGTTATGATAAAACAAATAAATACATCTAAAGAGTCACGAGGTAATCAACCTTATCAACAAAATAGAGTTTATGATTCTTCAGGTATATTACCAGCTTTAAATGCTGAGCTTTCAGGAAGAAACAATATTCATACAAATCCCCAAATTAGAAGATTAACAGAAGTGGAGTGTGAAAGGCTTCAAGGATTTCCAGATGATTGGACAAAGTATGGTTTGTTTCAGGAACGTCCAAAACGTATAGATTTATTGTTTAGAGAGAAAAACCCAAAACTATGGGCGTATAAAACTAAACAAGTGAATGCCCCAGATGTTGTATTAAGGGAAATATCAATGTCTCAACGATATAAAATGTGTGGCAACTCAGTAACAACAAACGTCGTAAAAGAAATAGGTAAAAGATTATTAAGATGAAAAACAGGATTCAAATTATAGTAACATGGATGGTTATATTGACAGTATCAGCTTATTTAGCATGGTTTATATTGTCATACTTTTTGCATTGGTTTATGTGTTTAACTGAAAAATTAAATTAAGATATGACAGCAGAAGAATTTTTTACAGAGGAAAAAATGTATGAACTTCAGTTTAATACAGACGATAATAATGGAATGATTGATTATGACTACATTATAGTTTTAATGGAAGACTACCATAAACACAAAATAATTAAAAATAATTAACTTTATATTTGCAAATACAAATAATTTATATTAACTTTGAATCACTAATGTATGAAAACTGAAGAATTACAAACAACAAGCGAAGAAATAAAAAACATAGAGGTAATTTACGAGGAAGTAAAAGATCAGTAGTAGTTTTTTTCATGGTTAGTTAGGTTAGGTGGGTAGTTCACTTTGAAGAATGAAGATTGGATAAGTTAAACGCCCACCTTTTTTTAAAACAAATAAACAATGGATAAATTTTTACAAGATTACGGCGCAGGAATAGTAATAATTATAGTAGCTATAATAGTTTACTTAGCTGTTCCATCAAAAGGGGCAAACGATAGTTTGCATAACCATTAAAAAAATGACAACATTTCAATTCATATTAATAATATATCTAAGTGGGCTTATGTTTTGCATAACGGAGATATTCACAAGAGCCTATGAGCGAACACCAAACGTTGGGTGGGTATTAGTATTGTTGGCTACTTTGTTCACTAGATCAAGCATGAAGCATTATTTAATGAGTTGGATAGGTTTAATATTATTAATGCATCAGAAATGAAATATACACAAAAAGAAATATCAAAAATAATAGCTAATTGTAATACGGTTAGTGAATTGAATAAATTAAGAAAACTAATAAAAGGTAACGAAAATCTATTCAAAGAAAGAGAAATAGAATTGTTTGCTGAATGTATGTTAAGTAAGATTTGAAATACATTTTTTAAATTAAAGGTATTTGCAAATATTTTAACGAAATTAATAATTATATAAATTATTTAACCTAACATATAAACAATTAAATTATGGAAGATAAAATATACAATGTGTTATATAAATACGGAATAAATGAACCAAAGACTAGTACAATAACAGAAGATATTGTAGAAGCAATGAAAGATTACTACAAACAAAAGAGTTTAGAAAACATCGAAGTAATAGATCCTGAAATAATTAAAACAACAACGCAATGAAAAATATTATTAAATATTCATTAATATTTATAGGCTTAATTTTATTATTAACACTTTTAGGTAGTTTTATAGCAGGAAATGCAAACGTGTTTGAATGGGAATCCACAGGAAGATTTGTTATAGTTTTAATAGCATCTTTTACAACTGTGATTATTATTATAAATAAAGAACAACCTTAGAAATAATTACCTCAGATATACTTGACTAACAAATAATTATATATATTTATAATAATATTGTTTTTTCATGGACAATAGGTTGTTTAGTTGGTAAAAAGGGGGTATTCGCTTAAAGGCATGATGAGTTTATAAGTTCAATTCCCCTTTTTTAAATCAAAAGTATTATGACTTATCTACCAAGAAAGATAGTAAAAGACAAGGAAGGTAATATAACTTACCTAAGTCCTTTTATTGTTTGTGAAGATGAGCATGATGTACAGTTCAAAATAGTATTCCTAACCGAAGGAATAAAGATTCAAGAATGTTTTAACCACGAAAATAAAGGATTTTTAAAGTATAATTTAAATTAATATATGTCAGATCCAAAACTAAAACAAAGCAAAGAAGAATTAATACAAGGTTGGTATGATGGTGAGATTACGTTTCAAGAAATAAAAGAATTGGAACAACAAGCCGTTAAAGACCAAGAGTATGAAATAGCAGAAGTAGTTAAAGAAGTTATTGATATAATAAATAAAATAAATTAAACTATGGAGTTCGCAGGAAGTTATTATCAATGCAAAAATTGCGACCATATAATTGATTATTCAGATAGTCATTGTCCAGCGTGTGGAAGTCAAGAAGAGGAAGAGTTAAATGCAAACGAGGTTTATAAAAAAGCAAACCAATTACTAACTATCGGAGGATTTAATGAAAGTCAAAAAGCTTTAAGATTACTAGACATTCTTAAAATACATGGTGATTTATGAAACTAATCATAGACTGTAAAGAAGAAGTAGGTAACAAGATAGCTTCATTTATAACAGATAATAATTTAGATGCAACTATTGTTATTGATGATAGGTGTTTAGGAATTAAGCAAAACGATCGGTGTAATCATAAATGGATTTCTATTGTCCAACTTAATAAAGACGTAAAGCATAAATGTTATTATTGTGGAAAATTTAAAATTTAACCAAATATATAACCATGAATGATAGAAAAACAATAAGAATGAGCCCAGATTTGATTAAGAAAATAAATAAAATTGGTAAAAAACAAAACAGAACATTCTCTAATGTAGTTGTAACAATACTTTTAAACCACTTCAAAAAAACTAATCAAGAATGAAACTACTATTAACCATAATATTCATAGTATCTTGGTGTATAGAACAAAACCAAGAAAAGGAATGTTTTGAACGTGAATTTGAGACCAATAAAGAAGCACAGGATTTTTACAACATAGCAATACTAGAAAGTAAAGATGCTAACTCGGAAGTTAAGATAACTAACATTGAAATACATGAATAGAGAAGATTATAATATTGAGTTTGTAGAGGATAGTTTTTCACTTGCAAAAACAAGTAGTTGTCCAAATTGTAACGGTTGGGTGAACTTCCTTCCAGATATTAAAAGCCTTATAAAAGATGATTGTAAGCGCGTAATAAGTTTACTAAAAAATTTAGGCTTAAAGATTAAAGAAGTTGAAAGGATAAGCGTAAAAGAATGGACTTGTAATGGTTGTAAAACAATATATATAAACATAGAAGAGAAGACTGTAATATTTGATTAAATAAAATAATGCAGAATATAAACTAACTGATATTAAATTTATTGAGAAATGAAAAAAAACGGATATTTTGGAATAGGTTGTTTAAATATGAAGACATCTATGAATTATGGAACGCTATTTAGAACTGCTCAGGTATTTGATGCTGATTTTATATTCCTAATTGGAAGTAGATTTAAAAGACAAGCATCGGACACAATGAAAAGTTGGAAGCATCTACCTTTGTTTGAATATGAAAACTTTGAAGACTTTAATAATCATAGGCCTTATGACTGTGAATTAATAGGTATAGAACTAACAGAAACAGCAACACCTATTAAAGACTTTAAGCACCCTAAACAAGCTTGTTATTTATTGGGGGCAGAGGATAACGGATTATCTAAAGAAGCAATACAAAAATGTCAAAAAGTAGTTTATCTTCCAGGAGAAAGAAGCTTAAATGTTAGCGTAGCAGGAAGTATTGTTTTATATGATAGAATAAACAAAATAGGATAAAGGTAAAATGAAAACATATTCAACAGAATACAATTTAATGACAAAAGACAGAGGTGTTATAAAGATGTCAGGAGATAGGGTTGAAGCTATAACATGGGAGCATGCTGAAATAATATTAAAAAAAACAGGTAGATCACACATGAGAGTTATAGGTCAACTAATATCAGAAATCCCATGCGATGAAAATCTTAAACCAGATTGGAGTAAAAGAATAGATTATGATTATGATTTGAATTAACTTAATAAAAATTAAAATAACTAAACAATATGGAAAATAAATTAATAGGAATGACTGATTATATTTTAAATAAAAACAACATAGGAATGGAGGTTCAGTCTATATCACATCAACATAGCGATAGAACAAGAAGGTTCTATGATATAGTAAAATACGCTGAATTCCTCAAACAACCTTTAACCTTATCTATGTTTGTTCCAGTAGGAGAGAATGGAGAGGTTTTGGAAGGAAACCCATTATCACCAGCAACAGATGAGCAATGGGATAAATGGGAAAGTACTAGAGATCAATATAAACAAGCATTAGATAAAGTATTATTTAAAGGGTTTGAAGTGAATAATCTATTTAATGGAAATAAATCAATATCATTATTTTTAGGATTTGAAGAAAAACCTGTTTATTTACATATATTTTGGTTTGATTCCGTTACTCAAAAATGGCATTTATGTAAAGGCCTTAAAACAATAGAAAACCTATGTAATTTAGATATAGAATTAGAATCTAAAAATTAAAACAAAAAAACAATGGATAAAAACACAATTATTGAAAAAATAGTAGATAAACTACTTGATCAAAGAGGAGAGTTAGTTAGAGAGCTAAGAGACCTTAATCATAACGAAGGAAGTTGTTTAGAAAAACAAAATGCTTTGGAACTTCAAATAAGCAATATCGACATGCAAATAAGTTCACATATTGCTATGTGTGATTTAAAATAAATTCACTATATTTGCACACAACACGAGTTAACGTGGGTAAAAAACATTTTAATATGAGTACTTTAATTTATAAGACCTGTTATGTAAACCGTAGCAGGTTTTTTTGTTTAGTATTAAAATTAGTTGTATATTTGAGTAACAAAATAGGAGATGAGGTAATCTCAACTTCTTATTAACTAAACAACTTTCAAATTTTAGAGTTCGAATTCAGAAATTTGATTGTAAAAATTACCAAGAAAACATATATTTCTTATAGGGAAATCCCAAATTTGGTCACTAAAAACTCTTATCTTAACCGATGAGAGTTTTTTTGTTTCATATAATTTAACTATATTTGATATTATGGCAGCACCAGAGAATAATACAAATGCAGAAAAATGGACTTTAGATGAAGCAGAAATGTTTTTCGATACTGCTTTGGATTTTTCTAAAAGAGGCGATTACGATTTTATAGGTGAAATAGCCAGAGATATGGGAAGTTATATTGATGTGTTTGATTACTTAATAGGTAAATTTCCACACTTAAAATCAATGAAAGATCATATAATGCGTAACTGTGAAGCCAATTGTTTTTCGAACGGTAAAAAGGGATCTATCAATTCCGCACTAGCTATAATGAACTTAAAGAGCAATCACAAGTGGACTGATAGAAGTGCAACAGACATAACTACAGACGGTAAACCAATAAAAGAAGAAATTGATTACACAAAGCTATCAAACGAAGCACTCAAAGAAATTGCCAGTCTTAAATCCGAACAAAGCGAAAGCTGAACTTTGTAAAAGGGATTTCTTTTATTTCGTTCAAACATTCTGGCACATAATAATACCAGAAGAGCCTGTTTATAATTGGCATATAGAATATCTATGCAAAGAGCTTCAAGAAATAGTAATGCGAGTTTCAAGAAGAGAAGATAAGGAATACGATTTAATCATTAATATACCCCCAGGAACATCAAAAAGCACAATAGCAACAGTAATGCTTCCAGCATGGTCTTGGGTTATTGATCCAAGAATAAGGTCACTTACATCTTCTTATTCGGCTTCATTATCTACAGATCACGCAGTGAAATCAAGAGACATAATAAGAAGTGGTTTATTTAGAGAAATGTTTCCCGACATAAATATAAAGAAAGACCAAGATAATAAAACTCATTATAAAAACGAACAAGGTGGCGAAAGATATGCTACCTCTGTTACTGGAACCGTTACAGGGTTCCACGCTCACTTGCTTATAGTTGATGACCCATTAAACCCAAAAGAAGCATCTAGCGAAGCCGATAGAACAACTGCAAATAGTTTTATGGACGTTACGTTATCTACAAGAAAGGTAAGCAAGTCTGTTACCCCTACTATACTTGTCATGCAAAGGCTACACCAAAAAGATTGTACAGGGAATTGGATAGATAAAGAAGGAAAGAAGGTAAAACACATTTGTTTACCAGGGGAATTAAGTAATGATGTTAAACCAATAGAATTAAGAGAAAAATATGTAGGCGGGTTGCTTGATCCTATAAGGCTTAAAAGAAATGATTTAGAAGAGCTTAAAGTTAATTTAGGTAGTTATGGTTATGCTGGACAAATAATGCAAACACCTTCCCCTTCTGATGGTGGTATATGGCAGAAATGGATTATACCTATACCTGATAAAGAAATGGATAAATTAACACCACAATTAAATGAATTAGGTAGTGATTGGGATTTAGCTTATACAGAAAAAGATACTAATTCAGCAAGTGCTTTTGTAACCGCTGGAAAGATAGATAATAAAATGTATATTGATAGGATTGGATGGAAGTGGTTGGAATTCCCTAAACTTATGAATTATATGAAAGCGCAACAAGAACCTCACTACATAGAGGGAAAAGCTTCAGGAAAAAGCGCTAAACAAACTTTAACAAATCAAGGAATTCCAGCTATAGAGGTTGCTGTTACGGGCGGTGATAAAGTAGCAAGGGCTCAAATGGCTACGCCATACGCTGAAAGCGGAATGGTTTATTGTAGGGAATCTCAATTAGACAAGTTATATTATGATGTTAAGCAAGGTATTTTAATATTCCCCAATGGAGAACATGACGATTTACAGGATGCTTTGGTTCAATCAATCAATAGATTATTAGGCAAAAAATCATGGTTCGTTGTGTAGTCTTTAATAAAAAAAAATTTAAAATGCTAATAATCCGCAATAATTTATTTATATTTGAATTAATTTCGATATAAATGGGTCTTTTCGATTTACTACAAGGTAAAGCTCGAGGGTATGGTAATCTAAGGTGGACAATAAACACAACAGGAGAATGGATTTACCCCGACGCAAAATATGATAGCTATATAAATGATGGATATAAGGCACTACCTAATGTGTATTCGATTATATCAATGATACTTTCCAAAACAACAATAGTTCCTTTTGAGGTCTACAAGGTAAAGAATAAAACAAAAGAGCGTCAATATAAGGCTATGATGCACGACACTAAGAACGTTGTTAAGGCAATGAAGCTAAAGAATGAAGCGTATGATAAGGTTGAAAACAGTGATTTAGAGAAGCTTTTACTTAACCCTAATAATTATCAGACGTTAAACGATTTAAACTGGAGTTTAGATGGTTATAAGATGCTTACAGGTAATTCATATGCTTACTTAATAAAGGTTGGATCTACTTCTGAATTACACGCTATACCTTCACCATTTGTAGATATTAAAGTTAAAGGAAGTCCGTTTGATCCAATATTAAAATATAATATTACTTATCTTGAAAGTGAAATTGATGGAGAGGAAATGTTGCACTTTAAATACTGGAATCCAATAGCATCACACGAAGCCCCTGCTAATTCATTTAAAGGGCAATCGCCATTACAGTCGTGTAGGATGTTATTAGGGCGTTATAAAGATGCGGATATTACACAGGGATTCATGTTTAAGAACATGGGACCAAATGGCATGATAACAGGAAAGACAAATACAGCTGATGGACTAACAGAAGCACAAGCAATATCTATACAAGATAAGTTTAAGCAACAGCATACAGGAACTTATAAAGCTGGTGAAATAATGGTAACGCCTTCAGCTTTAGACTGGGTTTCTTTTGGGCTATCCCCTGTTGATTTAAACATACTACAAAGTAAACGAGAAGCATTAAGTGAGTTATGCAACGCTTACAACGTTCCTATTGGGTTATTTTCAGATACTAATAGCACAGAAAACAATATGATAGAATCTCGTAAATCTATGATAACAGATGCGGTAATTCCTATTGTTGAGGCTCGTAAGATGGTGTTAAATAAGTTCCTTGTACCTAAATTTGGGGAGGATTTAGTAATAGAGTATGACTATTCAGTATTCCATGAGTTACAAGATGACATTGAAAAGCAAGCTAATGCAGCGGTTAAAATGTACTGGATTAGTCCTAATGAAAAAAGGTCAATGACTGGTTACGATCAAGACCCTGATCCAAACATGAATAAATACTACTTCCCTACTGGATTAGAAACACTAGATAATATTAATACTGATATGGGACAAATTGATGAAGCCTTTTTAAATGAAGAGGTATGAAAAAGCCAGATAGTGATAAATTATTAGTTGGAGGAATTGTTCCAGGGGGTCCATTTAAAAGGTCGTTATTTGAAGAAAATATTTACAAGTGGAGAGCTGAAAGACAAATAAAAATATTTGAAATCATTAAGGAACTTGAAAAAAACAATAAACAAAAATCATGATATACGCAATTAAGTCTTTAATTACTATTACAATGCTAATTATTGCTTTGCTTGTTGCATTCTTTTTGATAGGATTTGATAAGAAAAAAGCTAATTTGTTAGGAAATATACTTATCTTTATGGTTATCATAAACTTAATGGTTATAATCTGGTTATATTGAAACCAACAAGACAAGAAATACAAAACCATAATAGATTATTAAAACGTCAAAGGGTATACGAAGCTAAATACCAAAAGATGTTTTATAGATATCTTGCAAGCGTTAATTATGCTATTGCTAAGTGGATTAACGAGAATGGTTTAAACGTTCCTATAGATAGTTTTTTGGAGTATTCAAGGGTAGAGAACATTTATATTAAGTTGTATAAAGAAGTTACGCTAAACGAGGCTACAATACAATGGAATGAGTTTGGTGATGGACTAAAGAAAAAAGATTTAATTGATGATTTGATAGGGATATTAACTCCTGGTGAAAGTCAGCCTATTAGCTTGTGGAGAAGGTTAATTAATCAGTTTATTACGGTTAGGATTGCAGGAAGGATAACAGAGGTAAACACTACAACCCGTAAAAGGATAGCAAGGTTAATCGAAAAGGGTATTGAAGAAGGTTTAGGCGCTTCACAGGTGGCAACATCAATAAGAAAAGACCAAAAGTATAATAGAAACAGGGCTTTAGCAATAGCACGAACAGAAACGATAACAGCAGCCAATCAAGGTAAATACATAGCCGCTTTATCAAGTCCTTACGTTAAGTTAAAGAAATGGCTTCCAGTTGAGGATAGCAGGGCAAGGTTAAGCCATTTAGATATGGAAGATAGACCTTTCATAGGTTTAAAAGATCCTTTCTATTTAGCAAATGCAGATGGTGTTTTAGAAGAAGCACAATATCCAGGAGATAACACCTTAAGCGCAAGCAATGTAATTAATTGTAGATGTGCTATTGTATTTAAGAATCAAGTAGATGACAACGGCAGACCAATAAGGAAAAGTAAGTCTAATGAAATACTAACAAAAGAGATTGAAAAGGAATACTCTACGCAAATACAAGCAATTGACCCGACAGATGGAGTGTTGAAATTGTGGTCAGGAGATAGGGTTAAAGCTAAGTCTTTTGATGATGCTGTAGAGTGGTGCAAAGAACACAAAGGTTATTTAGAGGTTAAAGGGGAATTTAAAGGAGAAATTGAATATAAACACAAATAAGATGCAAGAAACACATACAATTACATATACGGAAGAAACTATGAATACAATGTTTAAACAATGGGTTAAAAGTTGCATGTATTGTTATGTATTTCATAACGAAGAAGATAACACTATTGAATATCAATACGCATAAATTTATAGATATGATAAAGCCAAGATTTAAACCAAGGCAGAAGGTGTTTATTGAGTTAGAAGGTAAGCCTATAGAATCAGAAGTTTCATGGGTTTACTGGAGCATAGATAGTGTTGATTATGATTTGATGGGAGTTACTTTTTCAATGCAACAACATTGCCCATGTTTTAGTGAAGATCAATTTGATCATGCTCCTATTTTTGCAACTAAAGAAGAATGTTTAAATTATATTAAATCACAATGAGAAAAAGTAATTTATTAAAAGCGTGCGAATCCTTAAAAGATAAGGAATCTATTGAAAAAGGATGTTTTAAGGTAGTTGTAAGTAATTTCAATAAAAGAAAAAAGAAATGAGAAAAAAAGAAGATATTATAAACGAAATAATCAAAAAGTTAGGCGCAGAGTCTTATCTTGAAATAGGATACGGAACAGGATATAACTTTAATAAGATTAAGTGTAAAAGTAAAGACGCTGTAGATCCTAAAATAAAAAACTTCACCCACAATATGTACCCACTTGATTCTGATACATTTTTTAAAGGTAGTGATTTTAAATGGGATGTAGTATTTATTGACGGATTACACCACGCAGACCAAGTAAGAAAGGATATCATCAATTCGATGAAGTGCAATGCAAAAGCAATCATATTACACGACACAATTCCACCAACAGAAGAACATCAAATAGTGCCAAGACAACAAAAGTCTTGGACTGGTGATGTATGGAGGTCTGCAATAGGATTTCATGAAAACTATCCGGATGTAGAGTTTGAAACTTATAGAAGTGATTACGGTCTTACTGTTATTTATCCTAAAGGAAAAAAAGTGCGTAAGCATTTTGAGAATACAGAGATAGCTTGGGAATACTTCAAAGAGAATGCAAAGAAATTTTTAAATATTATAGATTGAAAAAAGTAGTTTACACGGTAATAACAAACAATTATGATAATCTAATTCCAATAACAAAAGAAGAAGGATATGATTACATTTGCTTTACTGATGATGAGCATTTAACTTCTGATTGTTGGAATATACGTTTTATGCCTAAAGAGAATGACCCAGTAAAACAACAACGGTTAATAAAATTACTGCCACACAAATATTTACCTGAATACGACATTAATATTTATATGGATGCTAACATGCGTTTAAAATCATCATTAAGCGTATTTATGGATTTATTCAAAGGAGGTATGTTGGTTTCGGCACATCCAGAACGAAAATGTGTATTTAATGAAGCTATTAGAGTTATTCAATTAAAAAAAGCAAAGAAAGAAGATGTAGACAGGCAAATGCGAAGATACCATGAAATGAGGTTCCCTAGAAACTTTGGTATGTGGGCAGATGGATTTATGATAAGAGACAATTCTAAAGAAGTAATTGAAACATGTGAGGTATGGGCTGAAGAGTTAATGCAGTACACTCATAGAGATCAATTAAGCGTATCGTATGCTTTTAGAAAAACAGGATTTAAACCTAATAATATGGCTTATAGATTTATGGTGAGTCATATTGAAATAAGAAAGCATAACCCAAAAAGAGATATAAAAATATTTTACTCAACCCCTTTTAGAGTTGATAAGAATATAGGAAAGGCTAATAATGATTTTATAAATTTATTACCTGATGATTGTTGGGTATGTATAACTGATGGTGATGCTTTATGGTTGCGTCCTGATTGGGGTAAATGTATTGAGGATGTAATAAAAGCACATGGTAATGAATATGGGCTTATAGGATGTGTTACTAATAGATTGGGTGGATTACATCAATGCTACCAAAGAAAGTTTAGTGTAGACATGAATATGCAAAATCATTATGAAATAGCAAATACTTTATGGGAAGAAGAAGGAACAAGAGTAGATATAACAACAGGAGTCGCAGGTCTATGTATGATCTTCAAGAAGGAAACATGGAAAAAGGCAGGAGGTTTCAAGGAAAATATAATAACAGCAGACACAGAGTTCAATAAATCCGTTAAAAGATTGGGATTTAAAATAGGATTAGCAAAAGGACTTTATATGATGCACAGTTATAGGGTTTGGGAAACGGAACACCGAAAAGCTTGGACTTCGGTGAAACATTTAAAATGAATATAAAAGTTAGAAACATAAGGCTAGCAGGCTATAAGTGGATAGCAGATGTAACTACATGGGAGGGTTGTTGTTCTAATATAAAAATAACCCCAGTTGAGATATTTCAAAAGAAACGCCCAACTGGGAAGGATTTTATATTGGCTTATAGGGAGCAGCTTAACGAAGATTAATTTTATTTTCTATTCTCCTTTTACTATTTCCCAGTCTTTATCTTTTAGATGTGCAGAATTTTTATAACAAGTATATATATAATCTCCATTATCAGCTTTTATTTCAAAAGCACCCTTGTTAATTTCCTTTATTTCGTATCTTTTACCTGGAGTTAAATAATCTTCACACCCCTCTGGTGGTATTGCGTATTTTTTCATGATTTAGTTGGTTTTCCTTTATTTGGTTTTTTAGGAAGCGTTGTGCTTTCTTTGTATTTTGGTTTTTCTACTGATGTTGTAGGTTCTGCTTTTTGATTTAATCGAGTTTCAACTACTTTATAAGCATGAAAAATAGTATATGAATTCTCTAAATTGTAACAACCTTTTTGGTTTGCCACATCTAATGCTTGTTTAATAATTCCTAGTTCTTTCATTTATTTAGTTTTTAAATTACTTGGTTTTCCTTCTAATTGTTTTGTCCATTGTCTTGGAGTAGATACACAATAACCAAAATGGGTAAATAGTTTTTCAATAGTCTTTTCACTCAATCGGTTATCTTCAAATCTTTGTACTAATTGGGTAGCATAACCCTGTGAGCAAAATCCAATGTGCCACTTTAATTTAGAGGTTATCTCTTTGAATACTTCTTCTTTAGTCATTTATTTAATTGTTAGTTCTTCACCTGTTAGATAAAAATATAAGTTTTGTAATTGGTGAATGTATTTTACATTTTTAATCCTTACAGTTCCAATATTTTGAGAAACAGATATAAATTGATAAGCTATACAAACATCTAACATATAACCTTTAATATCTTTGTATGTAAACATTTTCCCTTCTGGCGGGTAATTAGAAGTTAGCTCAAACCCAAATTTCAAAAGCCATTCTTTTGTTATTGGTATAGGGTTATACTCGTTAACATCACAGCTTCCATAAACAAGACCTTGATAGTTAATCGTTTCAAATCCTTTAACACCAATGTTTGAAACCTCAAGTAAAGTGTCTTTATCTCTATAAAAAACATAATTTCCAATTCTTAATTCGTTTGCTTCCATAAATCAAATATACTAAATATTTACAACATTACAATAGTACAATTATCTTTTTTTTAGTTAAACGCATATAAACCGTACTTTTATAACAATATATAATACATTATGTCAGAAAGGTTATATAAAGGGTTTGATTTATCATTTAAAGATGTGGATGTAAAGCAAGGTATTGTTACAGGGTACTTTGCAGCTTTTGACAGTAAAGATAGTGATGGAGATATAATTGAGAGAGGTAGTTTTGTAAAAACTATTCAAGAAAGAGGGCCTCAAGGAAAACAACTAATTAAATGGCTTTTAGATCACGATAAATACAAAGCAATAGGAAAACTTACTGAGTTAAGAGAAGATAGTTTTGGTCTTTATTATGAGGGTAAGGTAGGAAGGCACTCATTAGGAAAAGACTTCATGTTAATGGTTGAGGACGGAATAATTAACCAACACTCATTTGGTTACAAAATTATAAAAGAGCAATACGATAAAAATTTAGGGGCAAATAAAATAAAGGAATTGATGATGTTTGAAGGTAGCCCAATACAGTTTTTAGGGGCTAATCAAAACACCCCTATAGTAGGAATAAAATGTTTAGATGACGCCATACAAATGTGCGAGAAGTTAAACAAATTTATTAATGCGTCTAAAGCAACAGATGAAACATTACAACAGTTAGAAGAAAAATTAAAGTCACTCCTATTAAATATAGAGCCGTTATTACACTCTAATTCAACAGAGCCGACAGATGAACAGATAAAACAAGCAATAATTAAAGCATTTGACAATGGCAGATAATAAATTAGATTTAAAGGACATCCAAGGAATTGTTGAGGAAGGTTTGAAAACCACAAAGGCAAACTGGGATAAAGAAAGAGAAGCGGATAAAAAAGGCTTCGATGAAAAAGTAAGTGGTATCATGAGCGATATAGAGGGTAAAGGCTTTATGTCAAAAAGTGATGTAGAGACTTTTGTAAAAGAAAAATCAGAAGCTCTTGAAAAAGAAATGATCGAGATTAAAAAAGGTGGTCTAGGTGAAAAAACTCCATTAGGGTTTAAAGCTTCCATGGCTAAAGCCTTGCAAGATAATTTTGAAAACTTCAATGAAGTTAGTAAAATAAAAGGGAATCAAGTAGTTCAATTAAAGGATATTACTTATAGTGGTAATTTCCCAGGTATGGAAGATTGGCGTACGGAATATCGTAACGACACTATTATGATTGATCGTGATACCTTCCACATGAGAGACATTATATCTGTTGGATCAACTTCAAAAGACACTATTAAATATCCAAAAGAAGGAGCTAAAACAGGAACGGGTCCAGCTTCATGGGGAAGAGCAGCTACAATAGCAGCAACAGATCCTAAACCAGAATTTGAACCAAACTTTAGCGTTTACTCTACACCAGTTGAGTGGATTGCTGGAATAATGAGATTACCTGTTGAAATGTTAGCGGATTTACCATTTCTAACATCTTACTTGCAAAATTTTGCAAGATTAGAGCTTTTAGAAGAAGAGGACGATCAAATACTTAACGGTAATGGAACATCGCCTCAATTAGATGGTGTTATTCCTAATGCTTCTGCTTATGATGGATCTAAAACTGTTTTAATAGAGCAGATAATTGACGCTAACCTTAGACAGTTAGGAACTCTTAACACAGCTGGAACAGACGTTTTATTAAACCCTGCTGAAATAGTAGATATTATTCTTAATAAAGCGAGTGGTTCAGGAGAATACGACAATCCAAACGGAGTTGTTGGTGTTGTTAATGGAGTATTAAACATTGCTGGTTTATCAGTTAGAAAAACTAACAAGATTACAGCAGGAGAGTTTTTACTTGGTAATTTCAACCATGCTCAAATATTCCAACGTTTAGCACCTCAATTACGTTTCTTTGAGCAGGATCAAGATAACGTTACGAAGAACTTAGTGACTGTAAGAATAGAGGAAAGACTAGCATTAGCTATTCTTAAACCTTCTTTTGTTCACTATACACCTTCTACTTAATTAAATAATTAACAGATAAACAAAACCTCTCTCTAATTGGGAGGGGTTTTTTTATAACAAAATTATAATGGATTACTATAAAAACATCGATCATTTCCCCTGTCAGTATAACAACAAGACAGCAATAGGAGTTCAGTATAGAGTTGTAACTGATTTAGGTACTGAACCAGTCGATACTGATTTCTTTAAAGAACACGCTAGAATTGACTTTGATACGGATGATAATTTAGTAGATTCATATTTAAAGGCAGCACGTCAATATTTAGAGAGTTGGTCGCAATTAAGCTTTGGTATTAAAACGATCGGATTAAAAGCTTTAGAGTTGCCAGACAACTATAATTTAATGCATGGCCGAGTTAACACGGTAACAACAACAGGTTACACAAATGTGGGTGATATATTAAAAGAAGGGGGGTATGATATTGATATTGAATTTACTACCCTTAATTGGATAGATGAAACTATTAAGATAGCTATTTGTAGATATGCTGCAGGACTTTATATTAATCGTGAGAACATTGTAGATACTAAATTTAGTGGACAAGCTTTATTAGATGAATCTAAAACTATGCTTCAACCATATAGAAATATAACATTACTATGATTAAAGCGGGGGAACTAAGAGAGAAGATAAGTATTGATAGACCTACACGAGTTTCTATTGGTGGTGGGGCTTATGATACTACTTATATAAATCTTTTAAACACTTTTGCAATGGTTGTTGAAGAAAGAAGCAACCCCGAATTAATAGCAAATCAAGAGAATATAAAAAATTATGTTCATTTTAAAATAAGATACAGACCAGAGATTTACATTAAAATATCAGATCGGTTAACATGGAGGGGTTTTTATTTTATAGTGAATAACATAAAAGTAAGTGCCCTAAGATCACAGATTGATATTTACGTTAATAGTGAAATGGAAACATCAAGCCGAGAACCTGAAACAGTTACTTAATGGCACAAATTAAAATGACATATAAAGCTAACAAAGCGTATTATAAAAAATTAGCTGGGTTGTATAGAGAAGAAACAGAAGATTTTTTAAATGAAGCAATACAGAATACGGAAACTGAAGCTGTTAGTGCTGCTCCTGTTGACAAAGGGTTTTTAAGAAATAGTAGTTATTCAGAGGTTGAAGGTTTAGAGGGTTTAGTAGGGTTTAGAGTTAATTACTCTCCTTACGTGGAGTTTGGCACAGGTGGTTTAGTAGATGTGCCTGCAGGATTAGAAGATTACGCCTCTAAATTTGAGGGTAATGGCGTGAAACAAATAAACATAAGACCACAACCGTTTTTATATCCAGCATGGAAAAACAACACAATTAAGTTTTTAGATAACTTAAAAAAAATGTTAAACAATGGAAACAAGTAAAATCCAAGAATTAATATTAAATAATCCTGACAAAGGAAATTTATCTGACGGATATCACTCTTTTAATGAGTTGTATGAATTCAGAAAAATGTACAACGTAGCGTTATTTAACGAATGGGCTGAACAAGATAAATACGAAGTTCACAAAAGTTTAAAACATAATGACGGTAACGAATGTTTTGGTGGCGAATGGTTTATAGTTGTAGCGATCACGCCACTTGGTCAAATATCGAATCATTATGAAATTAAAGATTGGGGATTGTTTAAATGTGAATCATTGGAAAAAGCTAAATATGAATTTGACGGACATACATCTAAAGATGTTTTGTTTAGATTGAAAAATATATAAATGGAACTAAGTAAGGCTGTTAGATTTGGTTATTACGATGCTTTAAATGGCAATGTTACAAGTAGTGGGAATGATGTTCCAATATTTGACGTGTATGCAGTTCCGGAAGATATAAATAAGCCTTATATATTGCTTAGCACTCAAACGAGTAACCAACTAACAATTAAAAGGTGTAAAAGGTACAACGCTACAATACTTATAGACATTGTAACGGGTGGTTTAAATAGTATGGCGGGTAGAATACAAGCAGAGGATATTTCTGAACAAATAGAAGGTATTATAAATCCTGATACGTTCGCAGATTTAGATATATCGGCTTATGGTTATCAATTAGCAAACACAGAAAGAGAAAATGACACTGATGCAAGTTCTACGAACGGATCAGAATACATATATAGAAAATTAATAAGGTATAATCATTTAATAGTTAAATTATAAAGTTATGGCAGAAATATTAGGTAAGGACGTAGTCCTAAGCGTGAATTTAGGTACGGATGCAGTGCCTGATTGGAAGATAATCGGATGTGCAGAGTCTGATGGATTTTCAGGATCAACAGATAGCATATCTATCTCAAACAAATGTGTAAGTGGGTACACAAAGAACTTACCGGGTGACAAATCATGGTCTTTTGCAAATACAGCAGTAATGCCAAAAGTTCCTGAAACTGGTTTTATTTCTTATGATGAATTATTTGAGTTATGGAATAATGACAGTTTAGACGGTGATGGTGAATTAGCTCAATTTAAATTAGAGAATGTTCCGGGAGCAGATTTTGATTATTACAGAAAAGGGAGAGGTTTTATTTCTGATTTAGGAGAGCAAGTTGATGCGGGTGATGTTTTTAGAACAGACATTACTATTACAGGAAATGGAGCAGTTACCAACGTAGAGACAACTTAATATGCTAAACAAAAAGTTAGAGATAACATTAGGAGGTGAAGTAGTTCAATTGTGGTTTAACAACTATGCTATTTTAGAACTTCAAAACTTGTTTGGCGCAGATCAAGGAGAGATAACTCGAAAAGTTATTGAAAGGGCTAAGGATAATTATTTATTGTTGGTTGTTGATCTTATAAAGGTTGGTATCAAAGGTCATTGTTTAGCTAAGGGAGATAAAACCCCCGATATTATAAAAGATGTAAACGAACTTGCAGCAACGGCAGAAATGTCAGAACTGATAAAGGTTTGGGAGGTCTTTAATGATATAATGGGGGGAAATGTACCAGATGATAAAAAAAAAATGACAAAGAAGAATCTAAAGCAAGTCAAGAAGAAATCTTAAGTTTCGCATTTGGCGAGATGGGGTTAACTCCCCATGAGTACTATTGTATGAGCCCTTTAGAGTTTTATTACGCTTCTAAAGGTTATATGAATAAGTATTGGAAGCAGTGGGATATGGCAAGGCACCAAATGTACACCGTTGCAAGCACTGTAAGAAGTAAAAAGAAATTACCACGTTTACAAAAATGGTTTCCGTTGCCAATAGATGTAAATTCTACAATAACGGCAGATAGAGCAAATGAAGTTTTTAAAATACTAAAAGAGCAAATAAATGGCAACAAACGAGTTACAAGCGAGAATAACGGCTGATATTTCAGGGCTTGAATCGGGTTTGAAAAAAGCTCAAAAGCTTCAGGATGATTATGGTAAAGCCATTTCAAAAACACAAAATGAGATAGCTCAAAATATCCAAATATCTAAAGGGTATGAAAAAGCTATTGAACAACTAAATAATGAGTTTAAGAGCGGTAAAGTTTCTCAAAAAGAATATCAAAAGCAACTCCAAAGACTTCAGCGTGATGAGAAGGAAACGACTATTGATACCGCTAATTTACGAAAGGAGCTAGTAAGACTAAAGAAGGATCAAAAGGATTTATCTGCTTCAACAGGTGCAGTTTCTAAAGGGATGGGACAAGTTGGTAAATCAACAGCCAATGCCACGCCAACAGTTATAGAATTTTCGCGTGTTATACAAGATGCTCCTTATGGTATTCAAGGTGTTGCAAACAACATTCAACAATTAACAACAAACTTTGGTTATCTTAAAAAATCAGCAGGGGGTACTATTCCAGCTTTAAAAGCGATAGGAAGCAGTTTTTTAGGTCCAGCGGGTATTGTTTTTGCCGTATCAACTATAACGTCTTTATTGGTTACTTATGGTGATGAATTATTAAGTTCTGCTGGTAGCACTAATAAATTAGCAGAAGCGACAGCAGATTTTTTAGGCGATGCACAGGCTGAAATAGTTACTTTAAGAACGCTTTTAGCTATTGCACAAGATAAAAGTAAATCAGATCAGGTAAGAGCGCAAGCAGTTGAAGAAATAAATGATAAATACGGAGATTACTTAGGGAACCTAACTTTAGAAGAAATTCAAACGGATGCTGTTAACGATTCTGTAAACAGGCTTACAAGATCCTTAATTAAGCAAGCGCAAGTTAGAGGTTTAGAAGCAAGGATTCAGGAAATAACTTCAGATAATTCAGAAGATTTAATTGATAAGCAATTAGAGCTTTCAGATGCTTATAAAGATTTAGGAAGGCAAACAAGAGAGTTACTTAAGGATAACGCTGCATTCAGAGATCGAATAAAGGAAGGTCTTGGAACAAATGAATTAGTAGATGAAATAAATAGGGTTTCTAAAGCATTAAATATACCTCCACCTGTTGGGATAGTACAAGCAGTTGGAAGGGTTAATGAACTAAATAAAGAAGTTAAAAGCCTTAAAAAAGAAACCGAACAAGCGATAAATCCTATACAGGAATTATTGAGTAGTGTAACGGCTGATAAATTATTGCTAGAATCACAAGCTGATATAAATGTTGATGGTGTAGAATTAACTCCTAAAGCACAGGCAGAAAGAGACGCAGGTTTAGCAACTAGAGCAAAAATAACAGGCATAGATCAAAGCACTTTAAATTCTGGAGTAATAGAGCCCATTGAAGTCCCAATAACAGCATCTACTGAAGGAGTTTCAGAGTTAACAAAGGAATTAGATTCGTTTGATTCTAGGCTAGCGAGAAGTATACAAACATCTAAGCTATTTCAAGATGCTACAACATCCGCTTTCAGTGCTTTTAGCCAGTCTATCACTAATGATTTAAATACAGGGAGTGCAGTTTTAGACGCTTTTATATCTAGTTTAGTAGGAGGTTTAACAACAATATTATCAAACTTAGTTACTTCTCAATTAGCAAAAAGTTTAGTAGCTAAAAAAGAAATTGCTACAGAACAAGCTAAATCAACAGCTAATGCAATTAGTATAGGTACGTCGGCAGCAGCAGCATTGGGTCCTGCTGGTATTTTATCCGCACCTGGATTAATAGGTTCTCAGGTAGCATTAGTAAATGGTTTATTTGCTCCTTTATACGCCTTTGCTCAGGGGGGGATTGTTCCGGGTGGTTCTTTTGTTGGTGATAAAGTTCCAGCTTTATTGAATAGCGGAGAAATGATATTAAACAATAGTCAGCAAAGCAGATTGTTTGGTATGCTTAACGGAGGATTAAACGCAGGAACAAATGAGGCTAGTCCATTACAAATTGAAGGAGTAATAAGAGGTGCAACTATAAGACTTGCTAATGTAAGGGCAGGAAAACAAAATAGAAGATTTTCAAGCGGACAATAAATGGCATACGAAGAAAAATATTATCATCAATATTGCGACGCATACGGTAATGTATGTAGAATATCTATACTTGAAGATGGCTATGTTGGTTCAGTTACAGAGGTGGAAGCACAGGAGATACCTATATTGATAACTTACGATAGTGAAAGTGATTTCAAATATGATCCGATTAGATCAAGTTCGTGTGAAGTTTTTTTAACTTTTGGCACTGGAAACAATGTTGATTTTGAGGAGTTTTGGACTGCTGATGAAAGAAGATTTAAGGTAGAGCATTATATAGATTCTGAAATAGATTGGGTTGGATATGTAATACCAAATGGATTTGGCTACGAGCTAAGAGGAGGTATCTATTATGCGTCTATTCTAGCTAGTGATGGATTAAGTACATTAGAAGGATATGACTTTTTAGATGACAACACTAACACGCCTTATGGAACACAGGATTTAACATACAATAATGGGTTTGAGTTTCCTTTCATATTAATAGCAACTGAAATTTTAAGAAAAATTGGCTTAGATTTAAATACATGGAGTTGTATAGATGTTTTTGAAAGGTCAATGACATCTGGTGGAAGCACAAGAGATTCTGACCCTTTAGCGACATCTTACGTAAATGTAAAGACATACATAAATG